GCGCCTGGGCGGGGGTGGCGTCAGAGTTGAACCTACCCCCTGCCTACCATTGCGACGCATCGTCACTATTTAGCTTTGGCGTTCGCAGGGTGTCGCGGATCAATCGGCCAACCACTGGCATCAGACATGTTGCTGAAGCCTTGGTTTTCCTCCGCTTGCTTGGCGGTTGCGTGGCATGTCTCACACAACGATTGCAAGTCACCCTCACTGAACTTAAGCCAGTCGCCGCGATGTGGTTCAATGTGGTCGGCTGTGTTTGCCGCTGTCGCTCTATCCATCGCCATACAGAACACACACAACGGCTGTTGCCTAAGCTGTTCCGCACGCCTGGAACGCCATAGCGGTAGCTTATACCAACTACGGTAAGCCTGTGCCGCAGCGGAGCGATACTTACTCATTGTGTCGTGTGACGCTCTTGACCACAACCTTGATAGCAGCGATCAGCAACGCCAGTGCGCCAGCATACAACACAACGCTGATACCAATGATCGGAACCAAGACGGCAATGGTTGCGTGTATCGTATCCAGTGCGCCAGCAACGATCATCAGAACCATTGCAGCAAGGTAATCAACCAACGCTTCAGCAATGGTGCGCGAGCGCGGCGATAGCGCCGCTATGGCTTTGATTAGGTTGTTCACGACTTCAACCAATGTTTCGGTATGACGTCTTCCGACAATGCGCGCGGGCATTCGTCATACATGAGTGCGCGCTTGAATGAGGGCGGTCCATTGATAGCAATGCGTTCCGCGTTAACGTAGGCTTGGACAAACGATTTAATGGCGTGCTTTCTAATATCGTCGTCAGTAATTATGTAATTCATAGAAGTATTTAACCACAACGCGCTTGACGTTTCCATAAATATCAACATGGCAATATCCATCAAATCGGCCAAAGCCAAAGCCAGACGACTTCAGAACTATTGTCGTGACACGTTGCGGGCGTTGTTTCCTGACCTTTCAGCCAACGATATTCAAAGCGCCATCATGGGCGAACGCGGCGAAGATATCGTGCTATCCGACAAGGCCAAAGCACGATTAGGCATCAGCGTTGAAGCAAAAGCGCGAGGCAAGCTCGCTATAACCGAATGGTATTGCCAATGTCAGCGCAATAGCGAAGGTCGCGAGGCTGTGTTAGTCGTCAAGGCCGATGGTCGCAAGGAATTGGCGGTTGTCAATGCGGACCATTATTTCGCTTTGCTGGCGCACGCGCTTAATAATTCAAGCGATGCATAAATATTCCTATGATCCCCGTTTGGTGAGGATCAATAGGGAGCAATATGAGTGGAATTACACAAAGCGAATGGGCTGATCTATTAGCAGCCGAAAAGACAGCCGAGAGAATTGAACATATCCGCCGGATCAAGTCCGCTATCCATGGCGTTCAGCCTGACTTGACGGGCGATGAAGTCACCGAACTGGCAAAAGCCATCTATGAGGCCGTGGCGGCTCTGTAATCGGTTGCGGGTGGATGCGGGTGGATGCCGTGGTTTGATCCACCCGCACTAAGCCATTGAAGTTATTCAGCGATTCCGGTTTGCGGGTGGTGCGGGTGGATGAATTGCCGTTTTCCCATCGCAGGAATACATATACGTATTTCATCTATTAAATAAAAAAATCTAGCTACTAAGAGAAGTATCCACCCGCACCACCCGCAAATCCGATTCCCCTATATAAATCAATGCGTTAACTGCGGGTGGATGTGCGGGTGGATGCAAGTATTTCGCCAAAATCATCCACCCGCAAACGGGGTATCCACCCGCAAATTATAATATTGACGCCAAGTTGAGCGCTATGAGATAAATAAAATTAGAACAACGGTTGTGGAAGACCAGTTCAAGGATTTTCGGATATACGCCCGCAACGCGGCAAGCGAGCGGTGTATTACAGGGGCTCCAGGTGTCTTCCACCACCTCGGAGCCCCAATGCTAACTATATCCTACATGACCACCGTTTACACCAGAAGGTCAGACAACACCCGCCATTTAAAGCTTGGTCAGATTGACGAAGACGCTGGCCTATACGCTGACTTCAACGAATTCGCGTCGGACTTCTGGCAACGATGCTCTTACCCAACCAAGCAATCCAACAAAGAAGAAAGCTTTGGTTTCACACCTACGCTGTTTGAACAATCGTATAAGACCGATCTATACGATGGTCAGACCAAATTTGGCCGTTGGCGCGTCGGCGCGTGTTCCTCTCATGACATGAGCGTCATGTATTTGGATTGCGACAACGATCAACCCAATCAGCCGATGGTCACGATTGACGCAATTGATGAAGTGCTGCGAGCGCTGAATTATTCGCATCTGCTATATACCAGCTATTCGCACAAACCTGACAAACACAAAACCCGCGCCATCATGCCGTTATCGCGAGATATCAGCTTTGACGAAGGGTTTTTGTTATATGTGTGGTTCAACCATCTGTTCCATTATCAAATGGACGGGTCTTGCTATGACGATGGCGATTTTCTGTTTGGCCCAACGTTCGCGGGCGAGAAACGCCAATGGCTAGAAGGCCAGGCGATTGACGCGGACGCGCTGTTATCGTCGGTTGAAGCTTTGCCCGAGCAAGCGTTGACCTACGCTTTGAAGCGAGCAAAACGCACGTCAAGCGATGTTATTCTGACACCAGAGCGTTGGACCGCGATGCAACCGCAGTTGAATGACTTCAACGTCAGCGCTGATATCTCAATCTATAATCCGACGATCTGCCGCCGCGAATGGCTGGAAACCTTTGATACGACCTATCAGGGCGGCAGTCACCGGCAATCGTTGTTCGGAACGTTGATCAAAATTTGGAAGAAAAGCCAAAAATCGCTTTCATTCGGCGATATGCAGCATCTTAGAGACGAATTAGACGCTCGCCAGTCTTCCTATTGCTTACAAAAATATGGCCGTGACGCGCTCAAGAGCGATTTGCGTTCTGTAATGTTTAAATGACTACCTTAACCTATTGTGGATGAACCCTTTAAATGGACTTTATTGAAAAATTAGACGAATGGGAGCTATTTGACTCCGATTATACCGCGACGGATGACGAGCGATCAGAGCTTTTGAAGCTCGCTGGCCAGCGTTCCAAATACGAACACCCGCCATCAGTCTGGCATCGCCTGAAGTGCGCGTTGCTCGCTCACGGCGGTAAGACGATCACCGATAAGACCGTTGGTCAGGTGGTCAGCCAAGCCAAGGTGAGTGCGATCCTCGGGGGCTTCCCCACCGATGCAACCAACCTGATTGAGCTATGGACGGATAGCCGCAAGATCGTCTGCCGACACAACGGCATGATCACCAGCGAGCTATCAACGATGGTGCTGGATAGCGGGCGCGTGGTGCCCGTGGAAGCCTCTGACTTGGCTGACCCTGCCGTGTGCCAGCGGATCGCCCTCACACGCCGGGATATCACCGTTCAGACCCTCTATAACGAGCTATTCCTATTCACCCGCCAACACCTTGCGTTGAAGCGCTTCAGCGAGTCCGAACTGCGGGCCGCCGTTGAGGTCTGGGCGCCGGCCGCCAGGGCCGCCCGCGTGCAAGTCATGTATCGGGATATCAGCCGCCCGTTTGACGCGGACACAACCGCCGCCCAGCTACGCGCCGCCGTGGAAGCCAACTTTGAAACGTCATCCGACTATCCGGCGGAATTTTACGAGGCGGCAATCAAGAAATTCATTCATCAGGTAAAGCGAAAAATGCTCGGATTGCCGGTTGAGGATCATTTGATGATCGTGCTTTTAGGCGTCCAAGGCATCGGCAAGACAACGTTGGTCCGAAAAATCTGCGAACCGCTGTTAGAGACATTCAGAAGCGTCAAGTTTGATCAGATTGCCGACCAACGTTACGCGATGGAATTGTCAAAAAGCTTCATTCTGTTTGTTGACGAGATGGCCGGCGCGAAAAAAGCCGAAATGAATACCGTCAAGACGCTGATCAGTGACGAGCGGAGCGACACCCGCCCACTTGGCCGCAACGATGTCATCAGCCTGGAGCAAAAGGCCACGCTCATTGGAACGTCCAATGACGATATGGACCAGCTTATCAGGGACAAGACCGGCAACCGCCGGTTCGCTGGCCTAATGATGCGGTCCAACCCTAATTGGGCGGCTCTGAACGCGGTTGATTGGTGTGCGGTGTGGAGTTCGGTTGATCCGGCTGCGGCTGACCCTCTGAAGGCGTTCAACGGCCAACTGAAGGCGTTGCAAGGATCGCAGCGGAGCAAGACGAGCGTTGAAGTTTGGTATGAACTATTTGACCCGACCGAATATAATTATCTGTTCCTGCGGCGGGAAGCCAATGACGATGGTTGGGTGACGGCGGCTTATCTGCATAGCGTCTTCAGACAATGGGAAGACGATCACTATCCGCGTCAATTCGCTACCGAGCTAATCGTTTGGGGGCGCCAATTGTCCAAACTGATCGCCGCAGCCCCCAAGCCGATCTTTGAAAAGGGTGTGCGCGGTCACGCCAAGCGGGTCAGCTATCGCTATCTGCAATCCGTCAAAGAAAATCCAGGCAATGACATTGCTGACTTCACGGCGAGATTAGAGGCCAAGAAACATGGTCACTAAAGCTGAGATAATAGCGGCATTGGCCGCCCAAGCCGCGAAGCCAGAAAAGTATGGTCCGCCGCACGATGAAAGCACGTCACCCTATTACAGCGGCGACGCGTGGACTACGGAATTGGTTTTTATACAAGGAAAAATAGTTCTCGCAAAGGCGGAGTGTTTGGACCCGCTGTTAGTCCGAAACCGCCTGGATATTGTGTTGGAGTTCCCGCCGACCAGGGCGTTTACATATGATGTCTATCATGACGACCTAATTGAAATCGGCCTATGGCTACTTGATAACGATAGTGATCCGACAATTTGGATTATTCGCGATCCAGACAAAGACCAAGCGGTTGTATTCAGGTTTAAGGAAGACAACGAAGCGGTATTTTTCAAATTGCGCTGGTCAACGCATTTGTCTCAAAGACGTTGGTAAAACAATTACCCCGCTGGAGGAAAAACCACTAAACTCCAGCGGGGCTTAAGCAAATACAGTTTACAATGTAAGGAGACACCAAGGAGTCAACGTCGCCTCACTTCTATTTATAACACAACCCCATAATCCGAGCATTATTAAAATAATATTGCAAAATGCACAAATATTCGCTATTCTGACTAAATACTATTATGGAACAGTGTAGCAAATGCCAACGCGATTTGATCGTTGGGGAAGACGTTAGTGATTATTCGGTTAGAGCGAGAATATGCAAGCCGTGCGCAGCCGAGCGCCGCCGTGGATATTACCGAGATAAAGAGCATGTCCGCGAGGCTGCAAAGAAAGCCGCCCAGAAATGGCAACTGGAAAACTATGCGCGCCATCTTGCCAATCTGAAGAAGTGGTTGCTTGAACATCCCGGCAAGCGCGCTGAATATAATAGAACCTATTATTTGAAACAAAAAGCATTGAAAAACCAAGGAAATATTGATGAGTAGTTCTCTATATGCATTTTTGCCAGCCGATAAGGTTACGGAATACGTGTTTTGGATAACAGAACACGGCGGGACAGTCTGCGATATTGATTTAGCAGAGGCCTTAGTGGTCCGCGACAGAGCCAGCCAATTAGACTATCAAATCGCCGCGCAAATGATGGTCCGGTTCAATAGCGACGCTGAGGCTATTCTATGCCGGCTAACCTATCCGGAACATACGCATACTTTGAGCGTCAAGGACCAATCCGACGCGCTGTTAGCTTATGCGGAAGAGAGGCGGGAAAAGATCAACCCAAAGCAAATCGCGTTCTATGTTGGGCTATTTTTCCAATCGGTTGGAATGCCTGCATTCCTCAACCATTTGCCGATCCTCGGCGCCGTGTCCTTCGCGATAGCCGCGCCACTGTATATCTATTCCTCGGATAGGTTCCGCGCATGGTTCAAGCAACGGTGGGCGAGAGCATGAGCGATGTTCCCGAAACCGTCGCTGAAGACTACATTATCAACATGGAACGCCTTACTTACGGAATGTGGGGTGGCGATTTGATTCATTGGTTGGTGAATAACACGCCTCATTTTCAGATTGGCAGATGGTTTACCGACGAAGATGGAACAGAGAGAATTCCGGTAACATTCCAATCCGCTGAAGATGCGCTCTTGTTCAAGTTACGCTGGGTTTGACAATGAATAAAAAGCATAATCCAAAAAATCTGCGCATCGGACATCCTGATTATTTCGTCTATCCGATCCTGACTGACAATGGCGATAGCTATCTGATCATGGATCGTGCCGAGTTAGAGCGGCAAGGAAAGAACAAATACGAATGGTTGATGCAGCGAGTTAAAGAACATGAGGCGAGACGATGAACGAATGGATGATCACTATTCCCCACGGCGGTAAGACCAATCGCATAGCCAAATGGCTGGATGAAAATAATATTCAAGCCTATTGCACTTGCGATGAAGCGGACCCGATGGCGATTGACGAACTAACCTATCATTTTGAAGACAAGGCCGGCGCGGCATTGTTCAAGATGATCTGGAGCTAATCTAACAACTAACCGCCAGTCGCGGGGCTTTCCGCGACGCTAAGGAGAATTATGGAACAGAAGTATGAAACCGGGTCTTTGGCCCACGCAATGGAACACCTCGCGCTAATCCGCAAAGCCTATGTAGCGGCGTCTGACGAGTTGTCCGAATGTCAGGTTGCGATGGCGCACGCAATGAATACCCACGATGAATGTAAAGCCAAAATGGCTGCGCTTGAAGAATTGGTTGCGAATATTATTTTCCGAATGGCTGGCGGCGATGTTTCGGCCGAGTGGGTCAAGGAAACCGTAGCAAAAGCTCACGCCCAAGCGGTCAATTCCGCTCGCCGACTGTCTAACAGAGACGGTGAGTCCAAATGACCGCCGATCCAATCAAAACGATGTTGGTGGACGCTCTCAACGCGGCTCACAACTCCACCGAAGATCAGCTTGCGGGCTGTTGCCCGACTGAAGGCGGATGCGCCGGCCTTGTCGGCTCCAATATCGTGATCGGTGATCCCAACCGCTACGCGCCGGGTTTCTATGATCACACCTTTGACGCGGACAACCTCGCGGCCACGGTCGCGGACTATTTCGCACCACCAACACACGCCTTGGTCGTCAGAGAATACAATTTCAAATTCTGTGGTTGCTGCTATGCGACCCCAAAGACGACACTTACCGTTCAGGCGGTCTACGTCCGAAAAGGCCGCGATAGCCGCTCTGAAGGCGTTCAAAGCGCCATACGGCGAGTCCTTTAGTGAATATTATGCTGACGCCTACATTTGGAAAATGGGGGTTAAAGCATGAGCGTCCCGAGCTAAAGCCTTATTACGATGCTGCGGAGCAAGCGGCGAAAGGATTGAATGCGATTTGAGTTAGCATTTCCCGCAAGTAAAGCGACACTGCAAGCGCCAATGTTTAGGGTGTTTGAAGTTCTCTTTGGAAAATGGATTTCGGAAACGGGATTAAAACATCTGTTTTGCGTAGGAGAATACAGAAGTAACCCTGATCATAGCGAAACAGAATTGTGGCTGAGCTATCGTGAACCAATTGGCACGGTTTATTTTGAGGACGATGCAGACGCCATCCTATTCAAGCTCCGGTTTTCAGAATATATCGTTGGTGACGATCAGTGAGCATCGCCAACACAACCACTATAGCCAACCATGCTCAAGCGACCGCCAACGCTGCAATGCTCGCTGCAAATATAACCGCCACAATGCTTCATGCGAGGGTTGGCCTGAACGGGGGATATACCTTCTCCACCGGACCCGTTTCGCGGGTGCGTTGGTCAATGCCGCTCACTGTAGAGCAGTCAAAGAATATAATCATTCACGGAAACGCTACCGAGGCGCAAGAAGTGCTTAACTGGATCATGGACAATACCGAGTCCTACTCAATTGAAATTGATGCGATCATCCGAGCCAGGGATGTTTTCGGTTTCAGCGTCAGCTTTACCGACGATACCGAGGCCGTCCATTTCAAATGTCGGTGGGGTGGATAGCCCGCATCTGGATATAGTAGCCCATCTGTGGCGGCTTGGCGTGGAAGGTCACAGAGCCGCCGCAGCGTAGGCGCCGGCATTTGGCGGACCTTCCCCATAGGACCGTCTCGGGGCCGCTGACCCGCTCTATCAGCGCAAGGTCGCATTCCATTTCCAGCCTACAGCGTCCGCAGACCGATTTTACCGACCATCCGAGCGCACGCTGTCTGGCAACCGTCTTTGCCACGCCACGCCAGTCAGCATCGCTATAGCGGTCGTAATTCTTGCGTCCCAACGCTCCCGCCTCACGGTGTCCGAGGAAGCGTCCATGTTCTCATTCCGTTCCAAACGGAGTCAAGCCGACGATCCAACGAAAAACCCCGCCCTGGCTGGGGCCAAGACGGGGTTCCGGTTGAGACGCAACGGCGGGGGGCAACCGTTGCGCCCGATGGTTAGAACACTTCCTATAGAAGTATGCAACTGGCCCCACTACGCGAAGTTGTGGATTTTTCGCCTATTCAAATTGGTCCGAGGCAGGGTCAATCGCACCCGCTGGCCTGGACGCTTTGGCTGGCTTCACGGGCGGTTTGTCCGCAGCCGTGGCCGGCGTCTTTGCCTTGGGAGCCGCCTTGGCTTTGGTTGGAGCTTTCAAGGCCGCCTGGACGATAGCCGGCGGCGCTGCTGGTCTGCCGCGCACGACACCCTTACCAAGGCCGATGCTCTTGGCGTAGGCGCTCCGCTGTTCGCTATAGGCCGGCGCAACCATGGGGTAGTCACTCGGGAGGCCATAGGCCATCCGATATTCGCCGGGCGTTTGCCCGTGATTAGCGGCAAGATGGCGCTTCATGGATTTGAAGGACGCTCCACACGCCAAACAAATGAGAGCATCGGGCGTGACGCTCTTGGCGATCTGGCTACGGGTTGCCTTCGTAACCGTCTCGGGAGCATCGGCCGCCGGCTGCGGCGCGAACGCGCCCGCCAGGGCGGCATGAGTGGCGGCGATCAATCCCGGTAGCTCGGAAGCTCCAACGGTATTGTTGGACACATAGGACGCCACCACTTGCGCGGCGAGCGTCTTGAAATCCTCAGACATAAGCGTTTCCTGAATGCTGCTGTGAAGCGGTTACGGTGCCGATCACCCGCGCCGAAGTCCAGAGGCCATCGCCGGCTAAATAACCCTATAATTATGTAGGGTTTTATTGATGAGTATTTTAGGCGATCTGATTGAAAAGAAAATTACGTTTTCCCAAGCTGTGACCGAAGTTGAACAATGGGCGGACAAGCTCATTGCCGACGATCCGGCCTTTACAAATGCAACCGCTGCCATTGTTAGCGACGTGAAGCAAGCCGCGAGCGATGCTGTCTCGGTAGGGGATACCGCCCTTGGGGTGATCATCGGCGGCGCGGCCAAGGCTTTGGAGCCGATCCTTGAAACCACGCTGGCGAGCGCGACCAAGGGGCTATCGGTTGGGCTGAATCCGTTGATCAGCGGCGGCATTGACGCGATAGCCGCAGCCATGATCGGCCAAATCAACGCCTGGGCGCTGAAGGCTAAAGCCGATCTGGCCACACCCGCGAAATAAATAAAAACTCGTCTGGTTAAGTCGCGGGAAGACCTCCCGCGCACCATGACAACATCTTTAAGTAGAAAAAGGCCGGCCGGCTGGGCTGACTTCTTGCCCCCGGCGGCGCGATCTGGCATATTACCGGCTGTTGAAGTCAGCGAAAGTTTCCCATGAACGAAGTCATTGAAAAAGCACATATTTCCGCTTACAACCATATCGCCGCGATTGTGAAAACGCTATCAAACCAAGAGCTTAGCAATTCCGAAAATGTCCTATTTGAGGTCGTGGGCGAAGCAATTCCGCGCTGCGGCTCGCCATACTTCAAGGCCGCGAACGGCGCCTATCATGCCGTGATCGGCGAAATCATCGCCCGACTGTAACGTTAGGATTTTCGTAATTATTTTTACTTGACTATCCCTGACGCTCCTGTATAAGGGGCCTCTCTCGCGGATCGCCGCGAGGATTAGGCGCGCAGGTTTGCCCCGCATCGGTCCGATTCCGATGGCTCCAACGAACATCGCAGATATTCCAGCCCATCGCGGGCGGACGATGCTTCGTCGGGAGCTATTTTATTGAATAAGCAACGAAGGGCCGAATTAGATAAGGCGATTGCTCTTATCCAGACCGCCCGTGAAAACTTTGACGAAGCTATTGGAATTATTCAAGAGTGCGCGAGCGAAGAACGCGAAGGTTTTGACAACCTTTCTGAGGGTCTTCAGGCTACAGAGCGCGGGCAATCCATGGAAGCCGCCGCCGACAGCTTAGACGAAGCGGTTGGCGAGCTTGAAGGATTGGATTTTGATACGATTGAAGATTTAATCGGCGCGGCGATGGGCGAATGATGATCATTACGATTATTGTTGACGGACTCCGTTTCCGTGAGATGATTCGTTATTGGTCCAATTGGGCGTTATCAGTAAGGATCGCATAATTGTCTCACATAATGATTACAAAGTCAGTGCAGCCGGCTTTTCTTACGGAAGTTGTTAATTGGTGTGAATCACATACGCCGAAGAGTTGGGGGGGTGAGCGACGGCAACTATGGAATTACGGCAGTAACCCCGATAAAGTCGTATTTGATAATCCAAATATGCTTCACGATCTTCCGTATCACAAAAGATCATTGGGCTTTGCGGTCAGTTTTGATCGTCGCGCGGCCATTGTTGATCCGCGTGTTGGCAGGATGTTGCACGGGGAAATATTGCGGGCTGACTTTTACCTAACTAAAAAGCTAAAGACGCGTAAGTTGTCACAATTATACTCCGGGGAGGAATTTGAAGAATCTAATTGGTTCCTGTGGTTCGCGGCGACCATCAACGATATGGGAAGGCGCGTAGGATGATTATTTAAAGGGCGTGCTGCCTTGTAAAACAGTGAGCGTCTTTGATTTCGGATAAGTCTGGCCGGCCGCCGTGACCAAATTGAATGTCAGGGTGTAGGTTCCGGCTGACATTCCAATCGGTGTGAAATAGATCGCTGAGTTGGCAACGGTGATCAAGGTTGCGGTCATATCGTTTGGAACGCATGTGATAGTAGGCGTTCCAACCAAGGTGGTTGTCTTGTTATCAGCGTCTTTCAGCCAAGTGGAAATATCCAGCTTCAAGCGGGCTATGTCATTCGTTGAAATCGCATCCCATGTTCCCGACATTACGCGTTACCTCACTTTTACAGACCGTGTGTCCGCACCTGTATTTATTGCCACGGTGTCTTTTGACGGTTTGATTGACCGGTTGTCCGCCTTCACGCTGACCTTGCGAGTATCAGCGCCGGCTTTCACCCCGCGCACGTCAGCCGCCGGCTTAATCTCGGAAATGATCCAGTCCTGATCTATCGTCAGACCGTGAGCCGCGACGCTGGGCGATAGCGTCTTGCCGACGATCACCCCAAAGTCAGTGTTGACGATCCGATTGGCGTTGATCAGCGCGGTTGGGGCAATCGTTGTCCCGTGGATCGTGCCAGCTTCACCCGTGCGAGCCTGGACGCTCGCGGATGGTAGCCGAGCCGATGGCGGAACGATGATGCCCGACGCTCCAACGCCAGCGTGAACAGAAGCCTTCGCCAACGGTGTCAGGACCGCTACAGAGCCTCGCGCACCTTCCTTGGCTACAACGCTTGCTGTAGGCCGTGGGGCGAGGCTGGAGACGCTTGCACGGTTGCCTTGGGCCATCGTGACCGAAGCACGCGGCAAGCCTGTAGACGCTGCTACGGAAGCGTTGAGCTTATGAACCGCACTGACGCTCGCCGAAGGCTTCGGAGCCGTGGCGCTGATCGTTCCCCGAGCGCCTTCACGCGCCTGGATTGCAGACGATGGTGCCAGGGTCTTAGCCGATACGCTCGCCGCGATCTTGTGGACGGCAGACACAGCCGCGCGCGGCGCGGGCGTGATCGCAGCTACCGATAGCCGTTCGCCAGCCTTCAGGAGAGCGTTAGAGGCGGGTAGGGCAGTCTTTGCCGACACTGACGCCGCAGCACCCTCCCGAGCCGCTACAGCGGCGTTGGGAACAACCGTTTTAGCCGACGCCGACCCGGCTACGCCCTCGCGAGCGTTGAAGGCTGACGATGGGGCCAAGGTGCGCGCGGATACCGCGAGCGAACGCTTATGGGTAGCGTTAACCAGAGCGACAGGAAGACCCGTCGTGGCCGCCAGCGTTCCCTTTGACCCTTCCTTGAGCGCCAGGGCGGCTTTCGGGGGCACGGTGGTTGACGCAAGCGTCAGTCTTTCACCTACCTTGGCTTGTAGAGACACGGGATTTGGCGAGACCGTCCGCGCATTTACAACCGCAGATTCACCCACCGCACCGTAGGCGAAACCTGCAACAACGCTGTTGGCTCCGGTTGGCACATAATTGTGCATGACCGAACCAAGCTCAAATTGTGGACCCCATACTAAGTAGTCGCCAGTATCGTTTGTGCTGTCTCGGCAAATACCCCAATTGGGTGCGGTATACGCAGTAGTGAAGCTGAAACGCTGCCAGCTTGTGGTTGCTGTGAAATTACCCGATATAACGCCAGTAGAACCGAAAAGACGGAATAGTTGTGAAGAGCCAGTATTGCTCTTAACCCACATAGAAATAGTACCATTACCCGAAGGTGTGCCTATAATGGTTTGGCTGGATGCCCAATTCGTTGAGGTTCCTTGGATGCGAATTGCAGAATTTGTGCCATCAGGTGCAATCCCAAATCCCGATGTATCGGAAACGATTGTTGACAATGAGAAATTAAATCCAGCACCAATCCGAGAGTTAGTCCAAAGATTGGTATAAACCCCCGGAGTCGGCATAGGCGCGGTTGCCCCTATAACCCCAGATTCACCACCCTTGGCCTGAACTGCCGCAACTGGAGACAGCGTTTTCGTAGATAGGCTTACGCCTACTTTGTGTGTAGCTGATACTGAGGCGGTCGGAACCAAAGTCTTGGGCGCGAGCGTTCCCGACACTCCAACATAACCATAGGCTTGGCCGACAACGGCGGTATTAGAAGTCGCAACCGGAGTTGGAATATACGAAGTGATATTACCAGATTGAACTTGGCCGCCCCATAGATAAACGCCGCTTACGCCGTCGCCTAAGAACGCTTGCTGTGTGGTATGGGTAGAATCAAGAAAATCAATACACCAACCTGAAAGCGAACCGAAGGTAGCGGTTGGGCTTGTGCCTGTAACAACGCAACGGAACCATCCATTGCCAACAGGGTATATTGAAGGTGTGCCGGCGGTGCTGACAACCACGCTACCAACATTGATATCAAATGTTGTATACATTCGGTAGGCCGTGCCGTCATAGACCCGCATAGCAATGCGAGGATATCCAGCCGCCTTGGCGTAAACCGAGAAAGTGTAAGTCCCTGGCCCGTAGGTAGAGCCATAATATAGGTAGTGGCTTGTATTGATGGCCGAAGGAACGCAATGCGTTGCTGTGGTTGTTCCGTCTGGCGCCACCGCAGTATTGGCGGTTAGGGTGTCAGAACCATTTGATCCCCAAAAACTGAAGCTTGGGCCACGAATTGCTAAGTCAGTTGCGGTCTGACTGGGGCCAAGCGTGGTCGCGCCGACGCTCGCCGTTTCGCCGCGTGTTCCCGACGCTGATGCAGAGGGTAAGGGAGTCTTTCCGCTGATCGTCGCGGACACGTTGCTTGAAGTGTAGCTAACAACGATTAGTCCAGGCGCGCCGACCGCACCACGACGGCCACCGCCACCACCGCCATAGAGGCCACCAACCCCACCAGCGGTCCCGGCTGTGAAATCGCCGCCGCCACCGCCACCCGAGCCGTGGGTTGCGTCCCATTCAGTGCCCGCACCACCAGCACCACCAAGGCCGCCTGCATTACCTGCACCGGCCCCGCCGCCGCCGGCCGTACCTGCACCACCGTTGACAGTTGTGGGGACACCGCCGCCGCTACCAGCGAAGTTATTGCCGCCAGCACCGCCCGTTGTGGAGAGAGATTGCGAGCCGGCGGAGCCGCCACCAGAGCCGCCACCGCCTGCCGATCCTTCAGAGCCGCCAGGGCCACCGCTCCCGCCGCTTGCGCCGGTCCCATTGGGGCCACCAGCACCACCACCGCCACCGTGGCCGTTCGTGTTACCCGTTCCGCCATTGCCGCCACTGAATTTGGTAGTGCCGATGCTGACGGTGGCGTTACCGCCTAAGCCACCAGTTCCTCCCGATGGGGCTTGCCCCGCTTGCGCCGATACAGAAGCGTTGGAAAGTGAATTGCCATTGAACCAAGTATTACCACCCGCTGTTGTGGTTGCGCCGCCGACGCCAATGCCAATTGAGACATTTGATCCGGGTGTAAGAGCAATATTGGCCTTTAAACTATAGCTACCACCACCACCACCCCCGCCGGGGGCGGCATTAACACCGCCAGCACCACCCGCGATTACCTCAACGGTATTGTTAGAAGTCCAATCGCTCGGAACCGTCCAAGAGGTTAGGGAAGTGTTGGTTAGGAATATTCGGGTGACGCTCACCCAATATTTAGGGAGGCCAAGAAAAAAGGCCGCCGAAGCGACCTTTGATCAAATCAATTGGTTGGTAGGTTCATGCCTCGTTAATTGAAGCCGACGTCACTTGCACGGGTCCGCCTGAGACCACCGCGACTGTATTAAGCACGACGCTTGATCCGCTTGAATTTACGTCTAAATCCACGATCCCTGCGGAAGTGCTGTTTGCGATTCTGGCCCAACCTGCCGTTCCGGTGTTGGAAGCGTTGGATTGAGTAATGGCGTTGAATGTGATGACCGCGTTAGAGCCAAAAGCGCTGGTCGCTGGAGGGCTGGATAATGGAAGCGACACTAAAAGTGTTCCGGTTGCAGCCGTATCCGGCCCGGCAGGTTGAACGCCTGTATATATATTTAACGTTGCAGAGTTACCAATCGCGGTAATGATGGAGTTGGCACGCGCCATCTTGGTTGCATTTGAAAAATTGATATAGCTCAACTGAAATACCTCAAAGAATGTCTTTGAGTCTATTTAGCGAAAGTGATTGAAGAGCCCCGACCAAAGCCCGGCTATCATGGTGGCAACCGCTCCAATCACGAGATAGACGAAATTCCACACACCGCGCTTGGTCCGGTTCGCACCATCGTCTCGGTTGTCTTTGGCTTCAAGCGTCTGCAACCGGTCTTCGTGATCGTCCAGGCGTTTGGCGGTGTCCGAACGGTCGCGATCCACGGTGCGTTGAAGGCTGGATAGCTGGTTAGAGAGATTGGCTTCGCTGGCGGTAATGAGCGATTTCAGCACTTCAAAATGGGTATCGTCCAACGGTGAGGCTCCAATGGCGGAGCTAACTCGCTCGCTGTCATATTTAGCGTTCTGAGAGGGATTGTAGAAGTCCGACTGTTAGCCGCTGTATGAGTCCAACTGAGAGCGGTTATATGGGACTGAGTGTAACACGCTAAACACGACTGCCAGCGAACGCACTATGAGCAGCAATATGTATGGCTCTAAAGAGTAACAATAACACCTACAATAAAACAGCCTCAAGCGTTTGATGCATCTCAACATGTTGTGGTGAGTTTGTTTGAACCTGTGGACAAAACGCCCGCGTCAACCGGTATACGCGCGAAAAAAAGCGCGCGAACGCCATTATCAGGGTTGATTCACCAAAACGACGGGAGCTAATGGTTCGGGCCGGTGGGCGGTGCTTCGCTCACTATGTCCCCTTGAGGGGCGAGAGTCCGGAGCGGTGCTACCAACACCGCCCCGTCCATCGGCCACGGTCCAACCTGGGTAAAAGGAAAGGAAGGTGGCTCTATGCGTATGCAGCGCATGATAATACGCGTGCCGCTATAGGGTTATAGTCCTGTAGTGGCCTAAGACAAGTCGGGCGTGCTGGCCTGAAAAGGTCGGCGCGCCTTGATCTGTTTGGTGGGGCAGGGGGCTTACTCGGCCAATGGCCGGGCCGCGTCAGTCAGCAAGCCGCCTTCATGAGAGCGGGAGACTATGGCGAATTGATCCAAGTCAACTGGCTTGGACGCCTTGCCGCCAATGCGGGCGCGAATGCGTTTGATTAGCGGCGCCAGCGTTTCGCGGTCTTCATCGTCTAGGTTCTCATATAGTGGCTTGCCTGCCGCATCGGTGATTAAGCCGATCACTTCGCCCTTGTCGTCAAAGCGTGCCGCGAGAACACCGCCGGCTAAAGCTACGGTGAAGACCTTGCGCCCTATATCGTCGCGCTCAATCGCTACGCTACCGATGATCGCCGCCAGCGCCCGTTGGAGCTTCGCCCGCGCTTGTTCTCGGGTGTTCGCGTCGTCGGACTTAGCCGCTTCGCGGATATCGTTGACGCGGCTTAGGTGTTCAATGTCGCCTACCTTGCCGGCGGCTTTTTGAAGGTCCGTTTCAATGACGGCTAGATCAGTAGCCAGTCGGTCAATCTCAACCTTCAATTCTCGGACCCGTCCCAGCATTTGGTCGTCACCATCCTCAAGGAAAGTCATTAGCCGGGCGCGGGCCTGCCGCTTGTCAGCGATGGCTTTTTCAGCTTCGGCCTTCGCGACCCGTAGCCGTTTCAAGTCGCCAGACGATTCAAAAAAGCGGTCGTCAAGGGCAAGGTCAATGCAGAGCCCCAACGCGGATTCTTCAAACGCGTGATAGGGGTAATATCCCCCGTTGGAACAGTCGCGGCCCTCTCTGTAAGCCTCACACCGAAGATAGCGGTAATGATAGCTTCGGCCCTTCTTTTCCTTCGTATGGCTGGAGATAGTCGCGGCCCCGCCGCACTCGCCGCAGACAGTGCGACCCGAGAAAAGTCCAGCGGTTCCATATGTCCCGCGCGAATGTTCGTATTCGCCTCGCCCATTTTTGGTGATCTTGGTCCGCTCGGCTTTGCCCGCCCGCGCCCGCGCCACAAGGTCAGCGTCAACGATACGCGGATAAAAATCGGGGATGGATTGGCCGGCAAATTGGCCGGATTCCGCCCGTAGCTCGCCCTCAACGGCAGGGTTTCCCAAGAGGATATTAACGGCGGTGATGCCCCATTGCGCGGCTTGAGCCTTACGCCAAACACCCCACGATGGTTCGCCAGCTTCATTCAGCCGGCGGCAGATGGCGGCAGAGCCGAGACCGTCCGCCGACCACTCATAGATTTGGCGGACGATGGCGGCGCGTCCATCGTCAACGATCCAACCGTTGCGGGTTTCGTTGCGGGTCAGCCAAGACGGAATGCGAGCCGCCGCGTTGACCCATTTGCCGGTTTTGGTCTGAGCGTCCCGCCATAGGTTGCGCTTGGCGGAAAGGACATTGACCGACTTCTTTTCGCTTTCACGGTGGTTCTGGTCAGCGGTTACGGCTGCGCTGATGAAGCTTCCAATGTCGGGTTTGTGGTCATAGATCGCGCCAGAATCGGCAATGGCGATCACAACGCCTTGCTTGGTCAGGTTCCAAATCCAGGCCATCGCCTCGCCGAATTCGCGGCGTGAGAGACGGTCCAGCTTTTCCGCAATCAGGATCGTTCCGCGTTCAAGCTCGCCGTTTTGGATTTGGCGCGTCAGCGTGCCGAGCTTTCCAAATTCAATGTGAGCATTCTTGAAGGCCGAAAAGCCTTCGTCTTCCAAGCGGTCGGTGATGGTCCAACCTTTGGATTGGGCGAAGGCTTCGCACGCCTCAAGCTGGCGGGTCAGGCTATCGCCGCCTTCTTGTTCATCGGTGCTGAAGCGACGGTACAGGATGATTTTTCCGGTCATGCCGGGGAATTAGTTGACCAACTGCCTTCTGTCCAGTAGCCATTTGATCGGCGGAACCTCCCGCCGGGTAAATAATGGCTATGGCTACCATGAAGAAAATTGTTGTTTGTGCGGGGCTTATGGCCGCGCTGACCCTTGCCGCTTGCGCCGGAACCCCCCCGCCTCAACAGGCTACAACCGAGCCCGCCCAATGTTCATCGCGGGTGGGGGATTGCTCCAACACTCGGGTGATCAGCGGAGAGGATTATAACGAGTGGCGGCGCGAACACGCCCACTACTGATCGTCCTCATGACGGCTTGAAAGGCTCGCTTCGGCGGGCCTTTTTTGTTGCCTCACCCAACCGTGATCGTCAGCGGCTAGGCTTCCTTGAGCGGCCCTGATAACTCCCGCCGCCTCATTCAACCGAGGCATAGAAAATGCGCGATCCAATCCCCTTCACCTACCAAGGCCGCGACCTTGAATCACGGGCGACCAAAACCGAAAACGGCTGGACCGTCCGGGTTTGGGAAGGCGACCGGAAGGTCACCCGCCGCAGCTACAGCGTTAGCGATGACACGGGCGAGGACATGACCGCCTATGGGTTCAACGATATCGTCGCGGTGTTTCTGGAAATGGCTAAGGACGAGGTTTTGAACGGTATGGTTCCGCTCTTGCCGTGACCCCTATTCGGTGGGGCAGGTTGAAACGTCCATGGTTTCAGGCTCGCCCAAGAGCCTTGAATCAGCGTTGGCCGCGCGAGCGTAGGAACACGCTTTGATGCGGTCATGCGCCAGGGCGTAGGCGTGTTCATTTTGGACGTTTTCCGCCAGCCTCGCCCGATAGGTGGCCTGATCGGTAGCCGCCGCGTCAGCCGCCGACTGCGGCTTGTTCATCATACTCGCCCCAATGAGAACGAACATCGCCACCGCGCCAAAGATCAAGATGGCTTTCATAGCCCAAGCTCCAAAAGCCGAGATGGTGCCACTAAGCGTTGCGAAGTCAAACGCGAAACCACTTATGGAAGTGCGTCAGTAGTTCGTCACATCGGTGAAAATCCAAGCGCCCGCCCCAAAATCGCTTAGGACGATGGGCGACGTATTGGTGAAATTTTCGTAGGTGGTCAAACCGACGCTGATGACATTGGCGTTGGTCATAGCCCGCGAAACGCTGGTCACATGGGTGTTGGAAATATGGGTGTCGATTCCAGTGTGTCGGAATTCAAAATTCTGTTGAATGACGGCGTAGGTGGGGCCGCTCGGTAGAGTGTTGATGCCATAGGTGGAAGTCGCGCCGACGATCCGCAGCGGCTTCAAGCCAGAGTGATAGACGACATTTCCGCTCGCATCAAAAATTTCCAAGCCAAAATGTTCGGAAATCGCGGCTGCATTGGCTTTGTCAAAAACATAGTAGGGGACTGTTCCGCCATTTGGGCAGTTCACTGAGGTAATATAGTAGGTGAATGACGATCCTGACACCGTAGTGCGCAACACGCATATGTCGTATGGACTGGCGAAGGCAAATAACGGGTTCGTTCCCGTTATCGTAATCGTTGCGCTTTGCAGTGGATCAACTGGCCAACTTGCATCGGTTGTGAGGGTAGCCGTTCCCTTGTTCGTCAATACGAAATTCAGCGTGTCTTGATCAATCTGTAACACATTGTTTGCATTGAATATTTGTAAGCCGGCGGTCATTCAGTAGACACCATAAATCAAGGTCTGTGTCGTGTTCCCTGGATTCCCGCTTTGCGCGCCCCAACTCCAAGAAATCGTTGTGGAATTAGTCAATGTATAGATTGGCTGCGAAGTGTTGTAGCTTCCGCTATCTCGGTTTGCTACCCAAAACGGAGTCCCTTTTGAGAAATTGGCGTTGGTGATGCTGCCGTTGCTAATTCCAACTGTGGTAACACCGAGAATTCGCCCAAGGTAATGGGTCGTATCCACGACAATATTACCCGACGCATCAAAAACTTGGAGACCTTGAGTCATGGCAAATCACCACAAACCAAGGCGTACCCTTAAGGTGCCGCTTGTATCAAAGACCTGAAGAACGGAATTGCTAAGGGTGAGCTTCGCCCCGGCCGAACCGTTCTGAATAATTATGGTGTTAGCGTCAAAGATCACGCTTGAAACGCTTGTCGCCCCGTTGGAGGCCAACAATTGCATTCCAGTAATGACGTTCCCGGCGGACGCGGTAAGTGTGTAGGTGGAATACGCTTGACCTGAGAGCGTTGTTAAAGCCGAGGCTTGGGTTGAAACGCTCGCGGTCGCGTCATAACCGGTAGCTACCGAGCCTTGTTCAAGCTTAATCCTCTGAGCGAAGCCAGAAACATTCAACACACCGTTGGAATTGACCACCATGCGGACAATCCCATAGCTTGTGCTGGTGGGCGCAACTTCGGTGTGAACGTAGTTAGGACCACCATTTACAAGCGCGTTGCTGGAATTGGTTTGTCCGCCGTCAAATATGAGAACGTTGTTAGCGGCGTAATATTGAATGTCCAGATAGACGGTAATGGCATTGTTGGCGGGCGCAATGTTGCCGCTCAAGGTGTAGGTTTGTCCGGGTGCAAGTGGAACCTTGCTGGTGGAGGTGATGGCGAACACGCCTGGATTAGTGCCACTCCAAGCCAATACGCCCCAATTTGCGTCAGCATTTACCCCACCGCCTGCGGCCCATCCGGTCCAACCGTTGATTCCATTCTCAAAGTTGCCGTAGGGCAGTAAGTTTGGATTGTCGTTTGACTTGGCGGTTAGCGTGGTCAGCGATGATGCAAAGCTGGTATTGTTGGCGGCTTGTGCGACCAAAAGACTTGAAATGGCTGCGTTCGCGCCAGTCGTGTTGGCGTTCAAGGTGTTGATTGCGCTTGTGAATACCGCGTTATTCGCAGCCTGAAGCGTCTGATTTGTCGCTATCGTGGAATTTGCCCCGGCCACGCTCGCGGTAAGGCCAGACAGTGACGAGGTGAAAGCAGCGTTATTGCTGGCTTGGGCCGATAGCAGAGTCGTAATTGTAGAATTTGCCCCGGCCACATTGCTGGTTAGAACCCCTATGGACGCTGAGAACGCGGCGTTATTGCTCGCCTGAGAAACCTTAGTGGCCGTGATGCTCGCGTTAGCCCCCACGGCGTTGGCGTTCAGGATCGTGATTGAGGCTGATAGGACCGCATCGTTGGAGATACGGGCCGCCGTCTCGGTTGTGACCGCGCCGCTGGCGGAATTGGCCGTGGCCGAAACGGTGCTGATCTGACCCGAGAGGATGGCGTCATTGGCGACGCGCAAAGCCGTCTCATTCAGGATCGCCGCGTTGGCTCCAGCCGAATTCGCCGTGAGGATCGTGACGGTGTTCTGAAGGATTGCGATGTTGGATACGGCCGCGAAGGTGGCCGAAGCCGCCGAAGCCGCGTTTGCAGCCGCTAGGGAGGCGTTGGAGGCCGCTGCGTTGGCCGTGGCGTAGGCTGCGCTGGTAGCGGCGCTAATGGCGTTGGTGGCCGCCGCTGACGCCTGTAGGGCCGCATAGACGGTTGTGGACTGGAAACCGACGTTGGACGCGTAGAGCAATCCGTTTGAATCGGTCCCGAGGCCAGGGGGCAGATTGACGATTGCCACGTTCCCGGTGCTGGGGGCGGTCCAAGAAATTATCTGATCGCCGGCCGTGACCGGTCCCAAGATCAACCTTCCGCCGACAACCCCGCGAACGGTGAAGTAGCTAACCGCGACCTCGTATTGCTGACCCGAGACAACGCCCATGATGTTGAACTGCATCGGTGCGGAGTTGGAAAGGGCGGGCGCCTGTTTCCAAGTGATCCATTGGCTTGTGCCGTAAGGGCGATATTCGGTGATGACCGCTCCCGCGTTCGGATCGTCGCACGCGCCAGTGACCACCAAGGCGGGTTGAGCAATGCCGTTGGCGGTTTCAACGCCACCGATCAGATTCCATGCCGAGCCGCCGGGAACGTCAGGGTTGGACGGATCGTAGCTGGTCAGCGTGGGCGCCGCTGGCGCTGTAGCGCTTTGACCAAGCGCGAAAGCGTGTTTGCTATCTGTCTCACTCGTAAGCGTGAGGCTGACTTGCATATTGGACGGGTCAAAGGCGCGGCCCATGACCAAGAATTTTTGGCCTGCAACGCCTATGTCGGGAAGGTTGACGGTCACACAGTCGCCAACACGGGCGTTCAACAATCTTGGAGTGCAAGCGATCCCCATGGTGAGGAATTCGCGGGTATTGCAAAGGTCATAAGCCGCAAGCTGGTGAGCTTGAGTGGCGTTCTGAACCATCGCATAGACATTTTGAATGGTCTGGATTATGCCGCCGTCTTCAGCGAGGAAGGCGGACGCTGTAACGAGATTGCCGGGAATGACCGTCCAGAACTGGCTTTCTTCACGATAGGACGGCAGGATTTGGTTTTTACGGTCCCGAAGCGCGGTTGTGTTCTGAATGGTAACATCGCCGATCACGTCAGACGGGTTGATGTCCCAAAGGCTGGTCTTCAGAGCGTCCCACATGACGCTAAGCTGACCCGAGCGGTTGACCGGCCGAGCGCTTCCGGCCTGACAAATTGTGGAGAGAACTTGAAATTTATCGTCCGCAGCCGAGACTTGGCCGCCAGCCTTCCAACCATTCGTATCGCAAAGATTAGCCCAAGCAATGAAAGCCGGCATGTCAATTTCGCCGAAGCTCGCGCCAATACCCCAAACGCGCGAACCTTGCTCATAGCGTCCAAGACACCAATTGAGCGCCATCAACGCCGGATTTTCGCTGAAAGTGTAGGTGGTATAATCGCTGAAACGCTGTGATCCACTACCACCCGCAACCGTGCTATCTAAGCGCGGATCGTAAAGCCGCATAAAGTGGCCGACGAACAAAAGGTTGGGCGGACCACTTGGGAAAACAGCGGTGTCATAGTCCATGACAGTCAGGACAGATGCGAGTCCAGACAGTAGAAAATGAGAATCCGTCTGTGGAAGACCGCCTAAAGTGGACGCGTTGTAAAGATTTTCAGGTTGGTGGCCCATCTGCCACGCCACATGGATTTTAGAAAATAGCTTTGAACCGCCGCCACTTGGCGAAAGGCTGGTGAATCCGACAGTCCCATTTTGGACTTGGGTATCGGGATTGCCGTTGAGCGTGACCGTGTAGTTAGACGCAATCATTGTATCAATGGATTCAACCGGGCCGCCGGCTGAAAGAACCATGATCTGAGAAAGGTGATTGTTCTTATTGCCAGCCGTGGCGCGAAAAACGAGATTTCCGGCAACCGCTGTTCTACCGAATGTTACGGGAACCGGGGCGTTGGGATTAAGTTTGACCGATAGTTGCTGACCAAGACTTTGCGGCTGTGGTCGCCCTTGGAACATGCTGTAAATGGACGCGCCGATAGCAATGGCGGTCGTCCAGGCTGAGAACGCGGCGCCCAAGCCAAATGTGCCGACAAGGCTAAAGCCGAATGAGGCGATGCCGCCGCCGATGGCCGTTGCGATACCAGACAGGCCAATGGCCGTGCCGACTGTGGCGATAGCGCCGCCGACTGCTGCGAAGACACCCGCGATAATGGCTGGAATGAAAGGCATTAGCTGGCGCCCCCATCGTCGGGGGTTGGCGGGACGAAATCGGGGTGAATCTCAATCCGCCATGCCGTCTCGGCTATGCTGAGAGGGCCAACACCAAAGCCGTTTTCAAGGAAGGCAATCGCCCGGTCATCACCGAGGGCGACGCCAAGGGTAGTCATCCGTTTGATATCGGATTGGTAGCCGATGATATCGCATTGGATCGCTTCAATGGGGGCGATGCGCTTGAACCCGAGGCGGTCCATTTCGTCCGCCATCGTGGGCATACCGGCGCGCGTCATCTCGCGTAGGCATGTGCGCGGGCTATCGTATGGACCAAGCCGGGCGATAGGGCAGGGATGACCCAACCGCGTCAGAATGAATGAAAGCAAATGGGCGCAATCGGCTTCCCCCCATTTGAATGGAATTTCTTTGAAGTGGTCTACAGCCATTTGAATGGTGTTGGCGCGAAGGACAGATGCGTTAGCAATGGATAGCATCCTCTATTTAGGATTATGTGCCCCATGTATTGCCAAGCGTGCTGCCACCTTTGCTAATACCGGCCAACTGATCGTTAGTTGATGCTGGAATTGGTAAGATTGGATACAGCGGTGTTGGGATATTCGCACCCCAAAACGGATCAGCCGAAGCCTCAATATTCAACGATAGGCCGGTTTCACCCGGCCAAATGCTCTGATGCCAAGCGTTACTTAAAACCAAGCCTTCGTTTTGGATAAACAAACGATCCAGCACGGTAACAACTTCAATGACAACCGAACGGGTTTGGCCGCTGATTGTGGATTTGGCGAAGTCATATCGCCCTTGCCAAATCAATTCAGGCGATCCGATAGATAAACCGGTAGCAGGATCAACCGCGCCAACCCAAATATTACAGGGTGCGCCTTGATTGAGAGGCGAGTTTATATCAACGAAGCCAGCCGTTCCCGCTGGATACATCGTGACTTGTGTTGATCCGGCTGACGTTGCTACCGCTTCGCTGACCTGAGCGATTGCGCTTAGCGTGCCGTAGACCGGATCGTTAGAGGTGAAGGTAGTTGAATTACCGAGAGCGGAAAATGTAACAAACCCGCATCCATCAACAAGATTGATTATCGCGTTAGCGGTATACATTTGCACCGCCATGAAGGCGGTATATGTCGGTTGTTCCAAGGCAACGTTGAGCGCATTTGATAGGGCCATTATTGACCCTCGGTGATTGAGAAACTGAACGAAACGCTATTTGCCGCGCTCAAAGTCCAATTCTGAACATTACCGTCAAGCCAGCCTTGGATTTGTGGCGTGTCAAACTGGCAACCATCGCCATCGGCGGGTGAGATACGAAGCATTGGAAAGATCGGAACCGTGACCACACCAGAGCCGTTGGCGGTTTCCATGGTCGTAACTTGGTGTAGATAATAGTTTCCAGCCGTTGAGAAACTGAATAATTGACCTTTTTGAATGACATAACCGGGTGTGAAGCCATGTAATGCGAGGCTTGAGCCTGATTGATTGGCGCCATTGACTACCGGTGTTCCTGGCACGCCATAGGTAAAAGTAGGCTGCGGAACGCTCATGCGAACCGGACTAGCCAAGCCTTGGTTTAGGTTGCTTAGATAGTTGAGCGCTTGGGTTACATTCATTTCCCGCGCGTTGAATTTGAGATTGAACCGGGTTCCTAAGCGGTTTACGCGAATTGTTGGGCCGCCCATTTGTGGCGTTAGATCAAGAGCGTTGGATTTAACGCCCATATCCATCGTTGATGGAAGCGGAAGCGGGGGTAAAACAATAACTGACATACCGATATTTAGGCAATGTCAGCGAATTAGGTTGTTCTTGTTCGCTCTTGCTGAATCTGTTTGCGCCATTTGACGGGCGGTGTTGACGGCTTGGTTGTGCGATTGCGTGACGACTTGCTGAACCCATGAGGTCAACACAGCGTCGGAAGCCTGAACATTGGTCGTCAGATTATAGGTATGTGATGCGCCGCCGCCGGCATTCGGGCCAACACCGATGCTGTTCCGCAGTAGGTGGTTAGGCGCAATCTGTGCGTGAGGCGGGACATACATCAATTCGGGGCCATTCTCGCCCACCAGCGCCATACCGCCGGGCGCGTCATCCGTCCCGCTGGCGAAACCAAGGATACTGCCGACGCTGCCAAGGAATCCAAGGCCGCCGCCACCACCACCAGACCCGCCACCCATAAGGTTGGCAATCGGTTTGATAATCATCTGCTGAACCGCGATTTTAACGAGGTCCGCAATGATGCTTGAGGCGATGTCGTGAAAGGCTGCGCCAAGGCTCTTGGTGTGCATGATGGCGTCGGTAATGCCGTCCGAAAGGCTTTGCAGACCTTTGACTTTGACGTTTTCAAGCTGTGTGTTCACGTCACCAAGGCTGGTAATGTATTGCCCCATTGGCCCTTGCTGAGACTTGGCTTGCTGGGCGGTCTGGATACCGTGTTGCGCATTAGTGCCAGCCTGATTTTGCAGAGCGATGGCAAGCTGTGTCTTCGCCTTGCTCAAGGTTGCGTCGTCGGCATTGCCTTGAAGCGCTGCGGCTACGCCGGCTTGAGCATCCGCCACGGCTTGTTGAGCCGTAAGGTTTTCGCGATCCTGCGCAGCGGCGAGGGCTTTTTGTTCCCATGCGTTCCGCTCTGCGGCGGTTGTGGCAAGGTTCGCCATGCCGGTATAATAGTTTTGGTCAAGCGAAAGCTGATTTGTGTGAACCTGTGTGGACTCTTGCTGAAGCTCATTTGATTGTTTGATCAAAGCAACCTGAAGGTTGCGATCAATCAGCGCGAGCTTATTAGCTGCGGTTAGGTCGGCTTCCGACTTGGCTTCGTCCAGGGTTTTAAGCTGTGCGGCTTTGTCGCTGTCATTCTTGGCCGATAAGACCTTATCCCGTTCCTTCTGAATGGTGTCTAAGGTCTTGTCGTGGTCCGCGTTTACCGCGTCTTCCTCGTATTTGGCGCGAGTTTCCAGAGCCGTTGAAAGCGCGGCTTCAGAGGAAGCCAGGGCTTTGGTCTGGCTATCCAACATGGCTTTGGTTGCATCGTCCAAGCTGGCGGTTTCGTCCGCCGGGCCTTTGTGTGATCCAGTCGGCGGGGTGATCGTGACCGCGCTATTGGAGACCGGCTTAGGGGGGGTAAGCGGGTGTTCCTTGTTCCAAGCGTCGTTGGTTGATTGGAAGGTCTTAAAGGCGTTATCCGCGTCACCTTGAGCCTGTAGCGCGGCAGTATGGCGCCCACCCTTGGACAGAGCCGAGGCGAGCGGTACGCCGGCCAAAGCCGCGTCACCCCAATTGTTGGTTTGATCGTCTTTTTGCAGGCGCGCGGCGCGTTGAGCGGTGGCGCCAGCGGTCTGCATCGCTTGAGTGTTGGCGTGTGAAGCAACGTCAAATAGTTGTTTGAACCATTCAATCAGGCTGACGGTGTTTTTGATAACATTGGTTTCCATTTCCATGATGGATTGCAGCGCGCCGACGAATTCGCCGCCCAATACGATAGATGCTGAGTGCGCGGCTTCCTGCGCACCTTTCAGTTTTTCCGCACCTTCAGCGAGCTTATCAACCAAAGCCTCGCTGATAATGTTTCCGCCACCTTGAATGGACTTAAACATTTCGTCCAATTTGTCTTTGGACTGATCCAATAGAGGCAACATTCCCGACAAGCCGAGCGCGTCCGCGATCTGTGTCTTTTTGGCTGCGGAATCTACTTGCGCGAGCTTTTCGGTAATCAAATCCATCAAATCGGTTGAAGTGTGGACCGTCGCCAGTTGGTCAGGCGTGATACCAAGCTGCGCAAAGATCGGCAGAAGACGCTTGGAGCGAATGCCATCCTGTAAAGCGCCGATCTTGTCGTTTAGAGTAGACAGGGCCGCGTCAACAGTGCCGCCACTGATGCCAACTTGGTCAGCGGCAAGCCGCCATTTCTGCAATTCGTCGGTATTGGTTCCGAGAGCCGTTGCTGTGTTCTTCAGATTTTCCGCCCATTCGGTCGCCTGTTTGGCTTGTTCCAGGCCAGCGCCCATAGCGGCAAGGCCAGCGCCAGCGATCAGACCGGCAGGCCCCAAGGCTTCAAGGGCGACGCCCAGAACGCCAATTTGCGACGCGCCTTCCTCAATCGCGGAACCTTTGATTTGGCTGAAGACGTTAGAAAGAGCTTCGCCAACATTGGTCTTACCAAGGATGGCTTCCATTTCGTCGGAACCTTGCTGGGCCGACTTTTTAACTTGGTTCATGTTATCGTTAGTAACTTGAACCATGCGCTTCATTTGCGCTTCAAACTTGGAGATATCCGCCGCAAACTGTGTAGTTAAGGTATCAATTGAGGCGGACATTTATTCCTTTAGCCAAAGCGTTTAACAAAATCGTCGTATTCTTCGTCGGTTGGGACTGCATCGGGTTTATCATCTTCAGAAATGGGCGAGTGGAAGGCGTTGAAGCCGTCTTGTGTCGCCGTAAATTCCCAAATACTCATTTTTCGGATTTCTTGCGGGGTGAAGCCCGCCGCGCCGCCGACTTTGTAGAAACTGGACCATTTGATTGGTCCGTTGTCGTCTCTACTTCGGTCGGCTGAGGCTCCCCCACGGGGTCAGCCGCAATACCCACAAGAGCCGCTTGAATAAGCGCCATGGCAACTTGAGCGTATTGGCTCAAGTAACCCGACACGACATAGGAATTGACAAGATCAAAAGCGGCTTCGGGGTTCATTCCGCCACCGATTAGACCATATTGAACAATCCCGACGATATGTCGTGACCGCCAAGTGTTGTGCGCCAGCTTTATCAAAATCTCTGACACACCAAGGCCAAGAGCGTCTTCAAGGTCTTGCAAGGGTCCGATGGGAAGGGACAATGTATATCGCCCGTTCCCAACAAAGACATTGTGCAAAGAAGCTGTGCGGTTGTTAGCCTGCATTAGCTAACCACCGGTCCCGTAATTGGACCCGCTTGAGTCATGGTGACAGAAACGGTTGCCTTGTCGGCGCGCGGGGCAGTTAGTGCGAAGCTTTCCATTACCAAAGTAGTGGTATAGGTCAGCGCGTTTGCGCCAGAGCCGGGCGGCATTTGAATGACGATCTTAGCCGGGATTGGCTGTGGGTTAATCATCAAGGTGGTATATTGAGAAACGGCGTTGGCTTCCAAAGTGCCAGAGCCATCAACCTTGAAATCCTGTGCTTTGACGGAACGGTAGGTAACGGCGGCATTGCTCAAATTGTTTAGATCGGCAATTTCAGTCGCGTTGGTGGAAACTGAGAAAGTCAATGCTTTGGTAGTGTTGAACACAACCGCAGCGTTATAAGTTGCGCCACCATCAAAAGATGGTTGGACTGCGAACTTTTCACCCGCAATCGGGTTCACGTATAGAGTTGTCATGAAATAAAAGGCTCCAATAGACAGGTGGTAGCCTTATTTATTCGGGGGTCGTTATTTCGCAGTCAGACCGTATTTGAATTCAATAATTGCGTGTTCTGTTAGCCCGTCTGGCTCTGTCATCATCCGGGTTGTCACATATTCAAAGGTGTCGGTCTGGAAGCCAGGGACGGCGATATAATTTTCAAGAGCGTCCCTAACCGTCGCTTCAAGGGTCAGAAGCTCGGCTTTGCCCCGGCCACGGCTGAAGACATGAATGTTGACGTGCGCGTCGGTTGAACCGCTTCCGGTGAATACGTCGCCGATCAGTTGGGTGTCGCCATAATGGACGAACGGAAAGGCCGCGTTCTGCGGAACACGGTCATAGACGCTCACTGAGCCCATTGCGGGGGCTAGGATGGCGTAGAGAGCCCCGTGGAGGGCGAGCGCGGGGGATATGGTCACTCGCCACCCCCATCCGCTGCATAAGCTCGCACGGCCGACTTGATCGCCCGTGACATGCGACCCGAGAGGCGTTTTTTGATGACCCGCAAGAGGGTGAAGAAATACGGGCGGGCCTGGACGTGAACGCCCTTGTCCATGTGGCCGAATTCCAACGCTGCGGCGTATGGGTGTTCTGCATTCCCAATGGAAACGGTCTTAGAGAGGCCCTTGGTTGAGCCTGCCGAATAGAAGCCTGCGTTGACGGTCGTGTCAGAGACCGTGACCGTTGCGGCAAGGTCGCCAGATTCCTTCGGGACGTTGCCTTTCAGGCGTGTGGCAAACTCGGAAGCGTTTTGCTCAAGCACGTCGGACACGGCTTTGCGCACGCTATCCGGCATGGCGTTTATGCGAGCGGTGTAGCGCTCCAGGCCAACAATCGTCACTTGGCTCACGGGGCAACACCCCGCTCGCAAAACATGCAGAGGAAGCGCCCGCGTTCGTCCGGGTTGGCGATCAGCCGAATGTTGTAAATGGTCCCGGTGCGGTCATCCTGAACGCTCATGTTCTCGGTGATCGTGCGGGTTTCGGACGTAGACCGAACCCAAACCGTATAGAGGGCGGTCGCCTGCAAACCCTGGGCTAGAAGCTGCTCGGTGCCGCGCATCTGCGGTGTGATCCGCGCTGCGAAGCCAGACAGAACGGTTGTCGCCGGTCCAGACGTGCCGCCGTAGCCGTCCGGGGTAGTGGACGGGGCGATAATGGAAACCCGCTCGCGCATGGCTCCAGCCGGGGGCGATCCATAAGCCGCCATGGATTAGTCTTCCACGGGTGCGGCAGGCGCCTGCTGTTCGGTAGGTTGATCGTCTTCGGGCGGGACAGGCTCGCCAGTTTCCGGGTGAACCTCATAGGCGACGCCGGCCATGATCGCGGCTGCGGCTTCGTCATCAGACAGGGTATAAGTATCGCCAGCGTAATAGGCGTAAGTGATTTGATAGTCGGGAGAATGAATATCAAAGTTGTGGGTGAAATGAACGGTAATCATACCGATATTTAGGCAAAAGCTGCGATCCGATACTTGCTAAGGATCGCTTCCACACCAAGCGGCAATTCAGCCGGTGAATCCCGGCTATCAATACCGACGATAGCTGCCCGATTTTCGTAATAACTTCCGATCATTAGCAGCATGGCGTAACGAAGGTCGCGCGGAATGGCGTCGGGAGTATCGCCAAAGCCGGCGGTCAAGGTGATCCGCACCGATGCGCCGGGTGGAAGCACGACTTGCGGCCAAAACTGATTATAATTCAGCGAGATGCAAGCCGGATCGCGGGCGAGGTCAACGTAATAGATTGATGGGGAAACCGTGTTCCAGTTGTTCGCAATGTCCCGATACTCAATTAGGTCAATGGATTGAACCGGATAGATGGGGATTAGAAACTTGTTCCGAAAAAAGAAATCGGTGTAAGTGTATTGAGTGGTCAGTAGCGAAACACCAATGCCGCGAACCCCATTGATATAATCGGTTGCAGCGCCAATGTAGGCTTCAATCAAGTCGTCATCATCGTCCGTATCAACGCGAAGATGTTGCTTAACTTGGTCAATGTCCAGAACATCAACGGTGCTGGTCGTTAGTGGGGTAAGGCGATCATACATGCCTATATTTAGGCGCGATCCCTTATTTGCATGGTTGGATTGGCGATTGCGCGTTGCTTGGCGTCTCGCACAAGGGTTGCGGTCTTAGCGGCTAAGGCTCGGATCGCCGGGCCGCCGGTTACAATCTCGCCTGTTTCGTTCATTTTTGCTGTAATCATAGGTATATTTAGCAGAAAACCCGCCCGGCTTGCGCCAGACGGGTTCAATGTTCCGATTATGAAGGGTTAGATTAAGAACCCTTGATGCCTTTGACGGCGCGGGTGTCAACCAATAGCGAGTCAACACGTTGCGTCATTAGGAAGCCAACTTGTCCGTTAGCCGCGTAAAGCTCATTAAGGCGGGTCATGAACATACCTTGAACGTTACGAACGCGGAACTTGCTGAAATCACCGAAGACGGCGAAGACGGCGTTAGTAGCTTGGCTGACCATATCGTTATTGATGATATAGTTGTAGCCGTTGAAAGTAGCTTGATCGCCCAAAGTGACGGCAGGCTGCCAGTAATAGCGGCCGGTAGTGTCTTTCAACTTACGGATTGCCAAACGAGTTGTATCGTTGAACATATAAGCTGTCTTTGGGTTGGTCCGGTAAGCGATGTCAACTGCGGCTTCCAAAGCCAGGAAGTCGTCAATTGAGACGGTGGAGTTTGACGCGGTAGCCAGGGAAGGCGTACCAACGGCAGTGACGATACCGGTTGGCTGTTGCGAGCCGGCGCCAGCGCCAGTGGTCAACAGTGTGTTCAGCTTGCGGCCGACTGACTCGCCCATGTGTTCGGCGATATCGGCGCCAACATCAAACGAAGCATCTTGGAGCAATTCCCATGAAGCTTTGTAGATATCGGATTTGATGGTGTATGAATTCAGAACAACATCAGTATAGGTGATGGCGTTGACGATAGCGGCGTTTGATTCACCAGGAATCTTAGCAGCGTAACCGGTTGAATCCCGTTGTGGAATGGTTAGAGCCGCGCCGGTTGAGGTTGTGAACCAAGATGTATTGTCGCTGCGGAGAGCGTTGTAAAACTTTTGAGCGACAACGATCTGATCGGCTAACAGGGTAGGAACCAAGTAGCCGCCAGCGCCTTGGCTACCGGCAATCTGACCATCGCGGGTTTCCATGCCATTGCGGAGGATAGCGCGAGTTTCAGAAGAGATTTCACTTTCAAACTGAGTGCGAACAAAGCGATCAAATGCGTTGTTATAGTTGTCAGTGCGATCATGGGTGACTGTGCCAGCGCGGCTTTCAATTGGACGGCGGCTATCAGCTTCGTTAATCTTGGCTTCGGCTGCGGCAACACGTTGCTCTTGAGCGATACGCGCTTCAATGGCGTCATGCTCGGCGAGCATTGCGTCAACTTCGGCCGTTTTGGTTTCATCCGCGAGTAACTCGCGAGCTTGCATTGCAATTTTTGCAGACTTCTCACGAAGTTCTTTTAGATGGGACATTCAAATTCTCCAGAAAACAAATTCTGGAAGTATTTAGTTTTGTGGTCCCATAGACTGGCTTTTACGGACGTAAGCGCGTCTCTACATACGCCTTCATGACGCGCAACCGTTGTTCTTCACGCTCTGCCGAGCATTCTTCAAACTCGTCTTCCGCGTCGTCATCACCTTCCGGGTTGGGTTCAACCGGTTCGGCGCGGTCTTCGTCCGCGTCGTCATCAGAATCGAGATCCTTGCCCACGGCGGCAGGCTTGCCGGCCCGCCATTCGTCCAGGCTGCGAAGCGCGGCGCTGGTCTGCGGATAGGCCGGGTTGACCACAAACGAGATTTCGTAAAGGTCCAAGTCCGTAACGGTGACGGTTTCCAGACCGTTGGCGTCAGTCGTCAGGTTGTAGTCGCGGATTGAGAACCCGAAGGACATGCGCAAATCATTGTCCGCCAGAGCGTCCAACATGAGCGGTGTTAGTCGGGTGGTGTCCAATTCAAAGGCTAAACCTTTTTGATCCACGCTTAGGGAGAGCTTGCCGCCGCTGGTGGAACCAAGGGGCTTTTCCCAATCATGGCTCCAGAGCGCATCAACCCGAGCTTGCCCGGCGGCTACGGCGCCAAGGGTGCGGGCGAAGGCGGTTGGGGCGATCTGCTCAACGTAGCCGCCCAAGTCCTGGCTATCGGCATTGAAGACGGTCGCATAACCGTAGGCGGTTCCACGCTCTTGAACGCCTTCGCGCTTGTCGGATGGATTAGCAAAACGGACTTCGCACCTTGAAAAGGCGCGGGTGTGATAGGGAACATTCATAGAAATATTTAGGAAACAACCGCGTTCGCGGTGTCCGTCTCGCTGTCTTGTTCGCTATCGTCCGCAGTCGGTTCAGGTTTAACCGTTGTGGCGTCGGGTTCTGGCGTGGTATTGACGGCGCTTTCAAGAGAAATCATCGCGCCTTGCACTAACGGTTCATCGCCCCACTGAACTGGCGGCAGGTTTTCTTTGGCTCGGATTTCATTGACCGTCATTGCGCCAATATTCGCCATGGCGCTGTAATATTCAGCGCGTGACGCTTGGTCGCCGCGTTGCAGACCGTCCATATTGAATTCAATGGACATGGATTTATTACGGTCGGTGATCAGCTTGGCGTTTAGCTCTTGTTCCCAAAGCTCACACCAATGATGAACGGTATGGCGGGAGAATGCCAAATCCTGTTGCTCAACATTGTTGAATGTTCCCGTGGTCATATCCATGAGCATTGACGGCGAGACATTGTAAATCCGCGCAATTTCAATGACCTGAAACTTACGAAGCTCCAGCAATTGCGACTTGGACGGATCAAAGCCGAGCGGCTTTAGGTCATAACCTTCAGGGAAGACCATGAAGTTTTGTTTGTTGGCGCCGGCGTCTTCAATGGTCTGTTTGAGCATTGCAGCGGCGCGAGACGTTGCGGCGGGTGTCGTGATCGGACCCGTTGCCGCCATCTGCGGAATACCGTTGTTTTGGAAGACCGCGCTTGCGTAACGTTCGCCCGCTGTAGCGAGGCCGATAGCATTACGAAGAATATTGATTGGCTTAAGGTGGTCTATACCGTTTGCGGCAGGCATCCAGACCAAATCAATAATGTCCGAAGGCTGGTAACTTACGGTCTTATTGTTGGGCTGATCGTAGGAATAGACCTTACCGAAACCATTTGGGCCTGGATCAACCCGCATTCTATCCGGGTTCAGATACCAGATATTCTGGACCCGGCCGGCGCGATTGCGTTCAATGAAGCTGTAAGCGCGGCCACCAATAAGAAGCCGCATCATCATCAGTTTGCGCCACTGATTAGACGTTACATAGGATTCGTTGACCTGATCATGCAGGATTTTGTAAAGCGGATCGTTTTCAGCTTTGATCTTGCCGAGTGTTGGACTTGTTTTGTAGAGATTGAGCGGCAAAACCGCCATTGTGCTGGCGATAATGTTGACCGCTTGCCAAATAGCGGTGACACCAAGCGCCGATTCCTCGGTTACGCTTTCGCCCGCGAATGAATTCTGCGATCCACCAAACAGGATTTGAAAGAAAGCGTCGGTTCCAAGCCCGACTTCCGGGGTGTTTATCCCTATGCCGCGCGTCAATTGATTTAATATTGCCATCCGATATTTAGCGTGATGGCGCGATCAACTGTAGTTGAGGCGTAGTTCAGGCGTCAGAACGTCGGAATTTTATAGTCAGGGTCTTCAAATGGGCTGACATAGGCTTGTTCAGGGTTGGCGGACGCTCGCAAACCAAGGGCCATGGCCAGGGCGATGGCGCCGTCAATGCGAAGGCGAGGGGTCAACTTGGTCAGTTTTCTAAGTTTGCCTTCCGCATCAAACTTGACCTTGGCGTTGGCCATGTTCCACGTCAGTAGCGGGTTGCCGTCATGCTGGAGCCGCTTGTTCAGTATGGCCGCTTCCAAGGCCGTAACAGGCCCGTCCAGGCCGACGAAGCCTTGTCCGCACGGAACCATAGGGGCGGACACTTCATGAGCGTCCATGACCCTCTGAAGCTCCGCTATCTTCCAACGGTCATAAGCTATGCCGGCGATGTCATAGCCGGCGATCTGAAGCGCGGCGATCTGGGCGACAACCAAGGCCGGATCAATGGAATCGTCATCAGAGGGTATGAGCCAACCTTGATCGGCAAACAGGTCATAGCGCTGTTGGTCACGATAGATGGCCGCGTCTATGTCGCTCCGAGGCTTCCAGAACCACGCCTTGGCCAGCATCCTTTCATCGGACACCATCGCCATGGCGGTAAGGTCAACCCGATAGGACAAGTCCAGGCCGCCCCATAGGCGTTCGCCCTTGTCAAAGCCTTGGGTGGTCTGTGTGCGGATCGCGGGTGCTGTGAGGGCAGTGGGGCCGCACGCTTCCCATTGCACGCGGCTGACAAGCGGCGCTTCCGAGGCGACTTGCTGATTGAGATTGTAGAGCCGAAAGGTTGCTTCCTCGGCTGGGTTACGCCGGGCTTCCTCGGCTTTGGCGGCAAAGCGGTCCCGATCAATCCAGAGGCCAAGGCCAGGGTTGGCGCGCTTCCATTCGGCTTCGTCCATAAGATCGCAGCCGGCCGCAGCCGCGTGAAGGTGAACCACCACCCGAGGGTCAACGGGCGATCCGTCTTCGTTGGTCCGCAGACCGTCATCAATGATGGTGGAAAGGACGTGGCCAGGGTCTTCGTTGACCGTGGAAATGATCAGCATGAACGGGTCGGCTCGGGCGCCTTGGCTGGAAATCAGAGCGTCAAAGAATTTCCGATTTCCGGCCTGGGCGAGTTCGTCCATTAGCAGGAAGGACGGATTGAGACCGTGAGCCGCGCCCGGCTTGGCTGCTATGGCTTTGTATTTGGAGCCGCTGGCGCGAAGGCCGGCGGTCTTCACGAATATGACGCTTCGGGAATCCACCACCTTCAAATGACGCTGAAGGGCAGGGGCGAACTGAATGAACCGGGCCGCAGCCTCAAAGACGATCCTTGCTTGCTCCCGCGTCGTCGCTCCCGAGACGATGGAACCTTGCAAGATGGATTCAGGGCCGATCAGATGCAGAAGCACGAGCGCGCCGCCAAGCTCGCTCTTACCGTTCTTCCGCCCGACCGAAAGGACGCCACGGTTGACCAGCTTTTTATCTGGCGTGGCCGCGTCGGCGGGTTCGTAAATGTCCCGCACGAATTGTTTTTGGAAATCGGCAAGCAAAAACGGCTTGATCGTGCCGTTGTCGCTGATCTTTAGTTTCTCAATCCACGCGATGTTCCGATCAGCGCGGGTAACATTTCTGATAATATCCACTCATGGATTTATCAATGAATGTCAAAACCGTCGTCGTCGTCTTCGTCCGAAGGTTGCTGAAGCAAGGAACGCGAGGCCGGATCAAGCCCTAACTTGACGGTCAACTGAACCATTAGGCGGGCTGAATCGGCTCTAATCTTGAGCCAGGGTGATGGAACCATATTGCCCGACGATCCTCTGACCACCTTGGGCGAGGTGTTCAATTCGCGGGTTGCTTCCTGTTCGGTCGCCGCAGCATTGCAATAGGCCGCGAGTAAATCAGCCTCAAGAGGTGTCCATACGCCGGCCGGCATGAAGGTTATCAACCGCTTCCAAATGGCTGCGGCTTCCTTGCTCATGTCTTTAGGCATGACTGGCGCACCCAATGGGCGCGGTTCATTCTTGTTTAGAGGGCGTTTGCCGGGATTGTCGGCAAGCTCTTTCAAGATGGTTGGTGTTCGTCTGCGTCCCATGGTCAACATATTTATGGGCGAGGGCGTTTAGCTTCCAATTTCGCGATCATCGCGGTTTCAACGGTTGTGGTGAATTTCTCAACGGCTGCGGCAAACTTAGCGATAGCATCGTCAAGCCTCGCCATGCTGGCGCTTTGGTCTTCGTGCATTGGTTCAATTGGATCGTCCATGCCTGTATTTAGGGAAGTGGTCCAAAATATCGCGGCCGTTAAAATTTGAT